ATCCCTGCCTGGGGCACCGTCCTTGCCGTTGAGCCCCGCATCGCCCTTCAAACCGGGGGCACCGTCTTTGCCGTCGATGCCATTCCGACCGTCTTTGCCATCGATGCCATTCCGACCGTCTTTGCCCTCGATGCCGGAGGGGCCTCCCTCCCCAGGGGTTCCGTCTTTACCCTGGGTACCCACGTCACCCTTTTCCCCACGCTCGCCCGGGGCTCCGTCTTTGCCATCGAGGCCGGAAGCGCCATCCTTGCCGTCTTTGCCGGGAACACCGTCTTTGCCATCGAGACCAGGAGCACCATCTTTGCCGGGGGCTCCGTCTTTGCCATCGAGGCCATCCTTGCCGTCTTTGCCAGGAGCACCCGCTTTCCCAACCAAGCCATCCTGACCAGCAACCCCGGGAGCGCCCTCCTTACCCTCAACACCGTCTTTGCCATCGAGGCCAGAAGCGCCATCCTTGCCGTCTTTGCCAGAAGCACCGTCTTTGCCAGAAGCACCGTCTTTGCCGTTGATTCCGTCTTTGCCAGGAGCGCCGTCTTTGGGGATGGGTATCTCGTCAAGAACTTCCGTGACGTTTCCGAGGACCTTGGCTGTGATCTCGTCAGCGTTCGCATCCTTCCCGTCTTTGCCGTCTTTGCCTGGGGCACCATCTTTGCCGTCGATACCGCTCTTGCCGGAAAGGCCCGGAGGACCTTGCAACCCTTGCACCCCCACGGCGCCATCTTTTCCGTCACGGCCATCGACACCATCTTTGCCAGGAGCGCCTGCTTTCCCAACCAAGCCATCTTCGCCATTGATGCCGGGAGCACCCTCCTTGCCGTCGATACCGGGAGCACCCTCCTTGCCGTCGATGCCAGGGGCACCGTCTTTGCCGTCGATGCCATTCCGACCGTCTTTGCCGTCGAGACCATCGACACCGTCCTTGCCGGACATCTGAATCGAGGACTCAAGCAACTCGACGCGCTTGGTGATCCCATCAACAGCACGAGTGATGAACAACCGAGCCGAAGCAATGACGGCGTCTGCAAGAGCATCAATTTTCTGCATACGCTGCCTCTGCGAATTTGGAAATCAAAGCGACCGCAAGAGCTTCTGACGAAACAACCTCGTCATCCCCCTCCACGCCAGCTTCTGGCGGCGGCTTGAGGGCGGGCGCGGGAATTGTTGGTGTGGGACCAGCCGCAGCAGGATCAGGCGGCATCGTCCGCTTGTCCAATTGCGCCAAGCTCCAATTTTGTTGTTGGAGGTAAGGGGTCTGACCCCCCTCCACAGGCTCAAGGTTTTCGCGCAAGCGTGCTTCATTGGGCGACATCCAACCCGCGCCGATAGCCTTGCCCCACGCGTCGAACCGTGACGAGGTGTCCATCCGCAACAGCCCATCCAAGTCAAGCTCCACACCGTACTTGGTCGGGAGGGAGAGCCCCTCATCAAGCGCAAGCTCAAGCGACTCGATGTGTGACTGAAGCGTTTGCGTGTAGTAGGACTGGGTGAGGCTGCCAATGTTCTGGAACGTGGGATTGGCGCTACCGATCATGTGCAGCGGGACATGGAAGCATCTCGCCACGTCTTCCACCGTCCACTTCAACTGCTCAATCAACTGAGCATCGGCAGCGGGGATCGTCATCGCATCGTACTTGAGCCCATCTCCCAATACCGCGAGACGCCCGAGCTTTGAACCGCTGAAATTTTCCTCGAACGCTTTCTTGAGTCTCTCGGCTGTGGAGTCTTGAATCGTTCCAGGAGCCGTCAGCACGCCGCTGGGGCGGCTCATGTTCTCGAAGAACGCGGCGCTGTTCGCCTGGATGCGAATGCCTTGCGTCGCACTACTCCCACAAGCATAGATGGGGCTCACCCCGATCAACGGGTGCCACAGCGCGGGCATGCGGTCATGAATGATTTCGTCCGCAGGCACGATGACGGCTTGTTCAAGTTCAGAGATGCGATCCACGTTGAGCTGGTAAAAAACGGAACCGTCGAGCGCAAGCTGCGGGACCACCAACCTCGGGTCCAGCACATACAACTCAGACACCACATTCCTAGCGTCGCGCCGCTTCAGCACGTAGGTATTGCCGTGCATGAGCTTGCTCATCATCCAACACGTGAGGAACTGGATGCGGTTTTGGTAGTGGTTCGGTTTACGAAGCACGGGACTGAATGCGGGAACAGAGGCGTCAACCTCTTCCCAAACGCCCCCATCATCGTCGCGCTCCATCAACTTCAAGCGCAACTTGCCGATGTCGTTGGCAATGAGCGTGATGCACGCATACACCGCGCTGAAGGCGAGGAGGTTGCGATCATTGTCGATGACCACATTGCGTTGCCACGCTCCCGCGAACGACTCGCGGATGAAGCCCATGAACGTGGACGAGGATGAAGCGGGCACAAGCGAGCCCCCAGACCCCGACACACTGATGGGAGCGACGATGCCCTTCGTTCGGAACCAAGGCAGTTTCATTTTGTCGCCCCCTTCAAGATTGCACGCAGGAAAGAACCGAGCACCGCGGTACCCGCTCAATCGTCTGCGCGCAAGTCACGCCGACGGTAGCTGCCCTTGGGCGATGCTTTTCCTGGGGTGAGGACCTTTCGGCGAATTGTGGGTTTGCTGGAAACGACGGGGGACAACTCCGGTTCCTTGTCAATGCCATGATCGACAACAGAAGCGAAGCTCATGGAAACCAGATCAGCAGCCTCCTCTGGGGACGCTGTGAAAGGGTCGCCTCGAAAGACAACCTTTCCGTCTCGAAGCTGACGAGCTTCGGCGCGGAGATGAACCTTTTGAACTTGCGCCATCAGAACTCCTTGCTGGAAAAACACCCCAGGGCGGCGAAACACCGCGCGCCCTGGGAGTGGGAAAGGGGACCCCGTAGAGCCCCCGGAGGAGAAACCCCGGTACGCTGCACAAAACTTGTGCAGTTTATTTGCTAGAACGTGATGTCCTTGATGTAGGACACCGCTGCCGTGCGCCGACGCTTGTAGGTGATGTAGCGCTCAGCGCGCAGGCCCACCAAATTGTGCTGCCACAAGCTGACCATCGTGGACGGAGTGTCCTTCGCATCCGACGTATTCACCATGTTCAGCGAAGCCTCCCGGCTGATGTCCAGAGACACGCCGCCGTCATCGGCCAAGAAGACCTCCGACGCATCCATCAGGATCATGTAGGTGTCGTTGCCCGTGTCGATGGGCACGTTGGCACTCGTGATCACTGGCATGCCGTAGAACGTGCCTCCCGACATCTGGATCGTCGGGTACGCAAACACGTCTTGCGCCGTGCGCAGCATCGACAGATACAGCGCCGTCCTCGGGTGCATGACCCACACACCGGCCCGCAACGTGATGTTGGCGTTGATGAACTTGTTCATCAGCACGCCCACGTCCGTGGTGATCGCAGCGATGGTGGTGCCCGTCGTCGCGTTGTTGCTGGCGCCGTTGGTGATGCTGGCCGGACGAACCGTGCCCGACACCGCCACCGTAGGATCGATGAACTGTTGGTCCATGTACTGGCTCATCGCGTCGATCATGTCCTGCCGCACCACCGCCTCGGCGGCGGGGCTTGAGAACCGGACCAACTCTTCGGTCAGCACCACGATACAGGCGATCTTGTTCTGCGCCAACGTCACCGTGTCGAAGTCCATCGCACTCAGCGGCTTGCCCAGCCCCTGACCAACCCACGCCGCGCTGACCCCTGCTGCCGTTGCGGGCATGCGGATCATGAACGGCACGCGACGGAAGCCTTGGATGCGGCCAATGATCGTCGCAGGGCGCAACAGCTCAATGAACTCGCTTGCCATGTACGTGTAGTCCGCCAACTCCACGGCCCAGTTAGAACTGGTCGTGTCGCCGGAAGCCACCGCCGCCTTCAGCACCGTCTCAACCTCGGGGGTGGAGTCATGCCATTGCTTTGCGATTTCCACCGCCTGCACAAGGTTGCCCTTGCTTCGAGCCAGCGCCATCGCATAGCGGGTGAACCCCGTACCCTTCGGGAGGTTGTTTCCCTTCACGCTGATCACCGCCCCCTGACGAATGCTGGCAGCACTCCCGGGGTCCGTTGCCCCCGTCACAGGCTTGGCACTCTTCGACATCAGCACCTCGTGGTCCTTGAGACGCTGGATGTGATCGTCGATGGAGACGTTTTCCTCCTTCAGCGTGTCGTACTCCTCACGAGCCGTCTCGTCGAGCGTGGCCCCGTCTTCGCCGCTCTGGTCCATGATCTCCAACATGCGCGCCTCGTTGGCCACGCTCTTCGCCGTGAAAGCGGCGATCTGTTCCGCAATGGTTTTCTTTGCCATGATGTAGCTCCAAAAGTTTCAGGATTGAAAAGCAAACAACGCCCGAAACGCCGGGCAAGTCACAAAGGTAGCGCGCAGGAAACAACCCACCACATTTCGCCGAACGCGGCGAGTGGTGAAGGAACCTAGCGATGCCCTGGATTCGGTTACTTCAACTTGACGATGGGCAAGCCCTTGAGCTTTTCCGCCCCACGGCCCATCGGAAAAATACGGAGGGGCGGGGGAGGGGGCAAGTGCTCCACGTCAATCGACTTGACACTGGCGATGTTCGCCTCCATGTTGGCGGGGATCGTCACCGCGCTCAACTCCAACCACTTCCACCTTGTGTAGTGCAGGCCGAAGGTGCCTTTGATGTTGCTCGATTCCAGCCCCTTGAAGCCAATCGACAAGCCGCGCACCAACTTGAGTTGCAGGGACTGCCACGCCTCATCGAGCCGGCTCTTCAGCGTGCCGGGTTCATCGAGTTGGGCAATCTCACCTTCCACCTCGATGCCTTTGTCCGTGGGCCGAGCGGAATGAATCCACCCGATGGGTGCCTTTGAATCGTGATGCCACAGCAAAGGCATGGGCAGATCGAACTCCGCGCCCTTGGGCTCCATGATGTCACCGTCATGGTCCGTGGTAGGAGTGCTGGCGATGCCAGAGAAGACACGCTTGCCCCCGCGACTGGCGGCGGCTTTGATTTCGAGAGTTGAGTAGGCACGTTCGTTCATGGTTTGGGTTCCTCTTGCTTGACACCGAACACAGAGCGTCCATCAGGATAAAGGACGCGCACGTAGGTTGCGGATTCCTGATCGGTGAGTTCCAACGCATCGTTCAAGAACGCTGCGGTGCCCCCATCCGGAAGCTCGATCAATTCTTTGGTTTGCGACTTTTCCATGCTGCGTCCACCAGGTCATTAAGTGCCCGATACGTCGGAGGAGAAAAGGATATGAACGGGTAATGAGCGTGCATCTCCGCGAGCGATTCATTCACCGCATCACGCCTATACAACCCCACCCGAGTTTCTGGGTTCTTAGCCCGATCCCACCACGCCTTGGAATAAGCCGTTGTTCCGTCTTCCTTCTCCAAGGCGTCAATGTTCTTAAAAATGAAGTTGCCAACCTGCGTGTCTCCAGTCTCAACAAGCGGCCCCTTCGTCAAAGCGTAATTAAACCGCGCATGTGTAGCTTCATGCCTCACAGGCGCTCGAAGCCCCGGAGGAACAACCCCATCTTGGTTACCCCCAAGTTCATCGAGGTTCAACTGGATGTGTCCTGTGCGCGGATCGAAGTGTCCCGCTTCCTTGAACCCTGGAATTCCTGCTATCTCCTTGCCCTCACCAAAGACAAATTCAACAGCTTGACCTGTCATCCCTTCATTGACCAACTCCTCTTTCACAATCCTCTTCATTGCGTTGTAATGAGACTTGGGATACTTGGTTCCGTCTGGACCTATCTGAATTCCGAAAATGCGCGCATCAAGTTCCCCTGTTGTGAGCCGCCCACCTTCCCCTCCAGGACCGCTGAAGCGCCCGTGGTCGTCACGCTCCTGGTCCTCGCTGTACTTTTCAATCTTGCCCTCTTCCTCTTCGTCGTCAATCGGGTCCACGCTCGTTGCGGGGTCCGTCCGCCAATCCCCGTACTCGTTGAAGGAGTGTGTGTCGAACAAGTCAGACATCACGGCATCGATTTCTTTCGGGGTCATGGTGATTTTCCAGTAGGAGCCGCCCCCCACGACTTGAACACCGA